TGTAACGGGTACGACAACCAAGACACTTACCCTTAACCAACAAGATGGTGGCACGATCACGGCTTCTTGGACGGATGACAACACCGATGCCGTAACGAGTGTATTCGGGAGGACGGGTGCGGTTGTGGCAGCGAGTGGGGACTATACTACTACGCAAGTAACGGAGGGAACGAACCTATACTACACAGAGGCGAGGGTAAGTGCCAATACCGATGTGGCAGCGAACACCGCAGCGAGGCATAATGCAGTTACTTTGGGGACGGCTAATGGTCTTAGCCTAAGCACTCAACAATTGAGCCTTGCTTTGGCAAGTGGTTCAACAACTGGTGCTTTGAGCAGCACCGATTGGACTACTTTTAATTCCAAACAAGCTGCCCTCAATGGAACGGGTTTTGTTAAGATTAGCGGAACGACAATAAGCTATGATAATAGCACATATTACTTGGCATCTAATCCAAGCAGTTACATTGCTAAAACCGACTTGTCGGCTATCACTCCTTTAAGTTATGACAACGTAACGGGAGTGTTTCAAATGAGCCAAGCCAACTCTACTACAAGCGGTTACATTACATCAACCGATTGGAACACATTCAACAACAAGCAGTCAGCCTTAACCAACCCAGTAACGGGAACGGGAACGACAAACTACTTGCCTAAGTTTACGGGGAGTACAACGATAGGAAATAGTTCTGTACAAACAGATTCAAACGGAAATATAGGAATTAATACAGCCCCAGTTTCTTATGGTTCTACATATACAACATTAACCTTAAACAATGCATCAACTGGGTCATATTCCATATTTCAATATGGGGGAATAACTTATGGACAAATAGGTGTAGAAAATTCTATTTTTAATATACAAGCCGCAAATTCAGCACCAATTGTATTTAATGTAAGTAGTGCAGAACGTATGCGACTAACGACCACAGGACTTGGTATTGGTACGACATCGCCTTCGGTTAAACTTGATGTGGTTGGTGCAGGTATGTTTAGCTCTACATTAACAGTTAAGTCATTTTTATACTTAGGAGAATCTTTAGTTGAAAATGGAGTAATAAATTCTCCAGAAGGTATTTTTATTAATGCAGATTCCGATGCAAGTGGTGGCTCTAATGATATAGTTTTTGGTAAAGGTAGAACAAGTACAAGTGGTGGAACTACCTTAATGACTTTAAAAAATAACGGCAACCTCGGCTTGGGTACAAGCAGTCCAACATCTTACTCTGGATTTACTACATTTAATATAAACAATGCCACAAATGGTGGTGTTATTGATTTACTAAATAATGGTACAAGAGTAGGTACATTTTTTAATACAGCATCTGATGTTAATTTAGGAAGCATAACGAGTGTTCCATTAATTTTTTATACTGCTAATACTGAGAAAATGCGACTCACCTCTGGTGGAAGCCTTGGTATTGGTACGACATCGCCCGGAGGAACTTATGGCAAACTATCTGTAGCAGGTGGTATAAGAATACTTGATGATAATAATGGTAAATTAGAAATCGGTAGATATTCAGCAGGTGCTTCTAACTCTTATATAAAGTTAGGTGCTAATAGTAATTCATTGAGATTTACTAATGCAGCTGACTTAGCTGATATAATGGAATTAACTAACTCCGGCAACCTCGGCTTGGGTGTTACTCCGAGTGCGTGGAGTACATTGACTGGGTTTCAAGTTAAAAATGCAGCATTATCTGGTTATTTAAATAGAATGTATTTATTTGGAAACGCTTACTATGGAAGTGGCGATTTTAGATATATTGCTTCTGATTATGCAACATTGTATCAACAATCAGATGGAGAACATAGGTTGTTCACCGCCCCCTCCGGCACCGCAGGAAACGCTATTACGTTCACCCAAGCGATGACACTTGATGCGAGTGGGAATCTCATGGTGGGTACTACTACATCATCTGGTAAACTAACTGTTAGTGGAACTTCATATTTGGATGGAGATGTAACAGTAGCAGCAGCCAAACAACTTTATCTCACAAGCGGTGATTTAAGGTATAGTTCAAACGCAGGATTCGGTATTGTTTCGCAGAATGGAACAAGGCTCGTATCTATACAAAATGGTGCTTTTGGGGTTACAGGTGTAGCTACGTTTAGTTCAAGCGTAACGGCAGGTCAATTATACACTTATTCAAATGCTGCTGCAAGTGGATTTTTGCAATTTCTTTATGCATCCGCTAATTCATCAAGTAGAAGTTGGAGATTACTTAACGACCATGTTATATATGGAGATTTTGGTATTCAGCAATCCACAACACAAACTGGAAGCACTTATCAAACAAGGCTCTACATAAATGATGTTGGTAATGTCGGCATCGGTGTTACTGCGACAGATTACAAGCTCGAAGTGAATGGTGCTATAAAAGCCAAAGGAAATATAGTAACTGACTTAAACTCACAAATTGATAGTGCATTATACGGCACGGGTCAATTACTTACATCTGCAACTGAACAACCAATTATCTATTTAGAATCCACATGGAACACCACAGGTAACGCAAGAGGCATTGAATACCGAGTTACCAATACTGCGAGTGGTGCATCATCCAAGTTGTTGAACTTGTTGGTTGGTGGAGTAAGTATGTTTAATGTTTCAAAGAATGGTAATACAGTCATCGGTGGAGATTTGCTTGTAGGAACTACTAGTGAAGCAGGATATGTTACAATTCAAAATCCAACTGCTAATAAAAACGGACTTAATGTAATATGTAGTGCAACAACTGCATCAAATTATGTTCTAAATTTACAAAGTAATGCATCAGTTGCAAATACTGCATATTTAATAAGAGGTTATTCAAACACAAGTACTGGAGTATTTTTTGTAGCTGGTAATGGTAATGTAACTAATACAAACAATAGTTACGGAGCAATTTCTGATGTTAGTTTAAAAGAAAACATTATTGATGCTACTTCTAAACTTAATGACTTGTTAAAAGTTAAGGTTAGAAACTACAATCTAATAGGAGATGATAAAAAGCAAATAGGTGTAATAGCACAAGAGCTTGAAACTATATTTCCTTCAATGATTGATACTGATAAAGAAACAGGATTGAAATCAGTAAAATATTCCGTTTTTGTACCAATGCTTGTTAAAGCTATCCAAGAACTCAAAGCAGAAATAGAACAACTTAAAAACAAATAAATATGATACAATTCAAATGGGTTATTAGCAGTATGGATGAGTACCCATCATCCGAAGGTCTAAGCGATGTGGTTTTTAATGTGCATTGGAGGAGACAAGCAAGTGAGGTAGATGGCGATAAGTCCTACTTCGCAGACACCTACTCCGTACTCTCCGTATCCGCACCCGACCCGTCCTCATTCGTGCCTTATGACCAACTGACCGAGCAAATGGTGGAAGGATGGCTCAATAGCGGATTGGATGTGGCTTCAATAGATGCCTCTTTGACCGCACAGATAGAGGAGCAAAAAAACCCAAAAGTTGTGTCTTTGCCCCTACCTTGGAATCAAAATAATGCTTAATTTAGAGTAAAATTTAAAACTATGAACTTAGTAGAACTAAAGGCGGAAGCCTACGACATTCTCGCTCAAATTGAATTCTTGCAAAAGAAATTACAAGAAACCAATCAAGCCATAGCGGCCGAGCTGCAAAAGGCTAATGATGAAAAACCTCAATAAAATGATACATGGCGTTGACCAACGTAGTATTGGTATGTGCATTGGGACTATTGTGCTTAAGATATGGAGCGATATTAATGTCAACGAGGTCGGAGCCTATGTAGCCATTTTTGCGGGTATGACCACGATAGCCTATAACATTTATCGGCTGATCAAGGAAATAAAGGACAAATGAAGCAATTTTTTAGCGAGGATAATGACCGCTTGTCTATGAAAAGACTTTGCGGTTTCCTTTGCGTAGTGATGCTTTGCGTTACTATGTACCATAACTCGTTTAAAGAAACCAAACCAAGTGAGGCTCTCGTGTATGCGGTAGCCTCTCTTGCGTTTGGATGCCTTGGCCTTACCTCTATTGAGAAAATATTCAGGAAAGATGATAAGAATTAGCTTAATACTCTTACTATTCGTCTCTTGCAATCCGGTAAAAAAAGTTCTAAAAGATAGAACTATGTTCGACCAGGTAGCCAAGGAGGTTATTAAGTCGGGTCTTTGCGCTAACGATACAACTATTATCACCAAAAGCGACACAACGATAAAAGTGGACACTTTAACCATTGTGGATGAGCAATTGGAGGTTAAGGTGTTCAATGATACTACTTATATCACTAAGTGGAGTACAAATGTGGTGACAAAAACGCTCACCATCCATGATACTATCAAACGATACATAGTTGATAATGCACGGGTCAACATCCTACAAGCCGAGCTCACAAGTTCTAAAGTAGAGGCTGACAATTGGAAAGGAAGGGCAAATAAGGCCTTTGGTTGGCTTATAGTTGTATTTTTGGGCATAGGTGCTTACTTGTACTTAAAACTTAAAAAATGAGCCTTAATCTGGACATTATTAAGCAATTTGAGGGATTGAGTCTAAGCGCCTACAAATGCCCTGCCGGAAAGGTCACAATTGGCTTCGGGAACACCTTCTATGAGGATGGAAAGCCAGTCCTTATGGGCGATAAAATAACAAGAGATAGAGCCGATTTCTTACTCGCAAAGGTAGCCGAGCAATTTGCCAATAGGATGGCTAAGTATATCAAATCGCATATAAATGACAACCAAAGGTCGGCATTACTCTCTTTTGCATATAATTGCGGCATTGGCAACTTTAGCGGTAGCACATTGCTAAAGAAAGTGAACGCCAACCCAAACGACCCCACCATTAGGCAAGAGTTCATGAAATGGAACCGATCAAGTGGCAAAGTATTAAATGGGCTTACGAGGAGGCGAGAGGCCGAGGCTAACTTGTACTTTAAAACCCCTTAATATGGCGAACAACCCACTTTTTAGCAAAGCCAATGTTGCCGAGGAATACCGCAAAAAATATGGTTGGGAGATGCCTACCCTTAAATTAGCAAGAATCATGCAAAAGGAGAACCCATTGCTATTTAATACTGTTGAAAGGTCAAGAGATACTCTACGAGCTATTGAAGGTAAGCATGGTAAAAATGGAGATAGAGTTAGAAAATTAGTAGATGAAAGACCACGCAACCCATACAACCTACCTAAGTCGGAAGAGGCTAATTATGAGCCATATGTAATTAAAGCCAAGCGATTATTGGTACTTTCCGACATTCATATACCTTATCACTCAATCGACGCTTTAACCGCGGCTTTTGACTACGCAAAAAAGGAGAAGCCAGATGCTATCCTTCTCAATGGAGATACAATTGACTTTTTCCAATTGAGCCGCTTTGTGAAAGACCCAAAAGCCAGGTCATTTGCACATGAGCTATTGGCTTTTAAAGAGTTCATGGATGTACTAAAAGATACGTTCAAATGTCAAATTTACTTTAAGACTGGTAACCACGAGGAGCGCTACTTTCATTACCTTTGGATGAAAGCGGGGGAGTTAAATGGAGTAGATGAGTTTGAGCTTGAGAACATCATCAAGTCAAGAGCGGAAGGAATAGAGATAATTAAAGACAAGCGTATCATTAAAGCTGGTGCTCTTAATATCATCCACGGACACGAGTTTGGTGGATCGGTCTTTAGCCCTGTTAATATTGCTCGTGGTTTGTTCTTAAGAGGTAAGGTTAGTGCCATGCAAGGCCACAACCACCAGACAAGCGAACACACGGAGAGCAATATGAATGGGGAAATAGTGACAACATTCTCTTTGGGATGTTTGTCCGAGTTGAACCCTGCCTACTTGCCAATTAACAAATGGAATCACGGCTTTGCAATGGTTGACATTGATGGTGATAGCTTTGATGTAAGAAACAAGAGGATTTTTAAAGGGAAAGTATTATGAGTGCATTAGACCACCAAGAAGGAGGCTCTCATTATAAGAGGCATAAGATACAACCAATTGATTTTATTTATGACAATGAGATTGGTTTCATTGAGGGCAATATCATTAAGTATGTAATGAGACACAAACATAAGAACGGATTAGAGGATTTAAAAAAAGCATTGCACTATTTACAAATACTAATTGAGAAAGAATATGAAGATAGATGAACAAGAGGCCCTACTTTGTACTTTATTTATGAGACTGGACAAGGATTTGGAAGTAATTAAAAAGATGTTGGCAATGGTTAGAGGAGGCAAGAGAATAGATGATGAGTCACTACTCATGATATATAAAAAGTATGCGAAGGATAAAGGTTAAATATACAAAGCTTGGTAGGCAAAAGGCTTGGGGCATGGCTCACTCGGAGGGATTGGTTGAGTTGGATGAGAGGATTAAGGGTAAGAAACACCTTGAGATTTTAATACATGAGTGTTTGCATATTTTATACCCAATGGATAGTGAGGAGGAAGTCGTAAAGAATAGTATTATTTTGACAAACACCCTTTGGCACGAAGGTTATAGACGGGTTGATAATAAGGATACAATACCTTTACAAAGTCAGTAATTGTTGCTTTTTTAGTGTTTTTTCGCCCTTTGTTTCTACAAGGGGCTTTTTTTTGTTATTGATAATCAATAACTTACAAAAAATAGAAAAAAAATTACTAAAAATAGTTTTTTATATCAAAAGTTTGATTAGTTTTACATCACACTAAAAAACACACAAAATGAAAAACAAAGACTTTACTTACCTCATGATTGTACTTACAATTCTCACATTTGGCCTTGTCTTGGCCGGAAACCTAAACTTTTAAAAGATGGATATTAGACAAACAAGAAGAGCATTAAACTTAACGCAAACGCAACTCGCCGACATGACGGGGCTATCTATTGGCACTATCAATAGAGCCGAAAAGACGGGCAAAATAACACTCAAGAACCATCGCTTAATAACCCAAAAACTCATGGACTATGCTGCCAATTTTAATACTGGTTACGTTAGCATCGGTAATGCTAATAATATCTTTAATATCTAAGTTCAAAAGAAATAGGGAATACCTACCACCTCTAAAAGCAGAGGCACGGTTCCGAAAGTATCTTATCCCCAAATCCTTTTGGGATGATGTAAACAAAATTGATTTAGCTATCTATCAAATGGGATACGATGAGCTTGACCATGTGGTCTTTTTAATTGATCAATTCTGCGATAAATATGGAGAGATTAGTGACCACAACACTTATAGACAAAGAGTGGCCACCATGCTCACCAACTACCAAACACGCAAAAAATGGATATTATCAAAACATTCTTTTAATCACCAAAACCAATACAAATGTTGACAAATTCAAGTCAAGGACAAAACGTGGTATTTTTATCTATTAGCAATGGTAAGCTCTGCCGCCGCGTTGATGCGGGAACACCAAACGCCATTGAACGCACCACAAAAACTGGCAAACAAGTGCATGAGCTATTTTTTACTGGAGTAATGGGTCATATTATTGACCTCGCCATCAAGGAGAACGACTATGGTAAATTCCTACTCGTTACCATCAAGGATGCGGGGAGTGACCAAAAGTGTATCTTAGAGATGAACTTCTCCTCTGGTTACTCAACCACCTTTCTCAAAACATTGCCTAATGTTGACCTTGGGCAAAATGTAGAGATTAACCCCGCCCTCATCATTGATGGGGACAAGAAAAAGTCGGTTATCTTTCTCAAGCAAAGTGGTCAAACCATTAAACACGCCTATACCAAAGACAACCCTAAAGGGATGCCAGACATGGTGAAAGTGAAGGTCAAAGGCAAGGAGCAATGGGATGATACCGATAGGATTGAATGGCTTTATCAAAAAGCAAAAAGTATTATTAATCTACCTTTTTAATTACATCCAATGTGTTAGCCGAGCATGGTCGGCCATTTTTTAAACATTAAATT